AGGTCCGCCACATTGACCCGCCACCGGCCCCCGGGCAACCCGCAGTCCTCCGAGTCGAGGAGGACGACCGCACTATTCGGCACACCTTGCTTGCCCGGCTTGGAATCGGTACCCGTGGTGTTGTCTCCGGTGCCCTCGAGGAAGTCGGTAAGGCTATGGCCGCCCATCTTACCACCCATGCCCTCATCGCCATCGCCCCCGTTGCGATTGCGGTGCCTGCGGTTGCCTTCGGTGGTATCGTTGCGCTTGCTGTTGGCACTGCATATGCCGCTTATGAGGCCCGTAAGAATCCCGAACTTTTGGCACGTGCATGCGCCCAGGGAGCCATTTACGCTACGGGTCATCTTGCCATACCCGTGCATGCCGGCTACAATCTTGCCGTTGCCCTCGCTGGCGCCCCTGAATATCAGCTCTCCGTTCTCGGATGTCGTCACACTCAATCACTCGAGCAGGATGCCGTGTGTCTACAGCACTTGCCAATCCCACCACTTCAACAGTATTTCAAAGTCCAATACGGGGTTGGTGACTGCTACCCGACGTTCGGGACTCGGGCAGTCCTCGCATTCGCCCCTGTTACCCAGACTGTCTATCGAAAGTGTTGCCACAACAATCACCTTGCTCTTGCCAGCCGCATTGGCCTCGCGCATCCCGGTGTTGTGAGCAAGGAGGTGATTGAAGCAGTCACCGAGGCGTGGAAGGAGGCGACGCCGGCAATGGAACATGTTGCCAACCGGGTCGAGCATCATCACCGCATGCCTTTCTTTGAGTGGCTCAAGCGTTACCCCGCTGCGGTTCGCACGATTATGCTTGAGCTGCGCAGACTCGGTGGCCCCCTACCCTACAAGGCGAGGTATAAGTGTTTCCTTAAGCTTGAGAAGTCGGCGTGGCTGATTGGGGGTGGCGGTAAAGAGACCGTCCCCCGGGTCATCTCCGCCTGTCTCAAGGAACTCACCTACTGGGTTGGCCGCTACCTCTTGCCCCTTGCCAAAGCCTGTCATAGGGGGTGGAAGCGTCAGCGGCCTGGCAACATTTTCTACGCTAGTGGCAAAACCCCCGAGGAGATTGGCAAGGCCTTCGCTGAGGCCATTGCCAACGTCAGGGTTGACCCCGGCGATCAACTTGTCTTCATTGAGGACGACCAGAACCGCTTTGACTTGCATCTCACTCAGGGCGCGTTCCAGCAGCTTGACGCCTTTTACAAGAGGGTTAAACTACCCCGGGTTGTCCGGCGCATGCTCCGCCGTGGCCTCTCCCGCGGCAGGATGTCTGATGGGACCAAGTTCAGCGTCCCTTATACTATGCAATCTGGCAACCCTGACACTGGTCTCGGCGACTCAATTGTCAACGCCATCATGAAAACACACATTCACGGGATCAATGGGAACTGGAGCACTATTATCTGTGGCGATGACAGTCTTACTGTCACAACGCTGCGTGCTCTCCAGGCTCTTGGCGGCGCGGAAGGCATCCGTGCTGCTTATGCCAAGCTTGGGATGGAAGTCACCATTGATGTCCGCATGCACCCCCTCGCTGCCGAGTTCTGCTCCGGTCGGTTCCAACCACACTATGACTCCTATATCTTAGTGCCTAAGACCGGCAAGATGCTCGCACGAGCTTACTGGGACATTGCCAACCGCTCACCAGCCAACCAGAAGGCTTGGGCGCGCGGTGTGTCACTCGGCCTGCTCAATTTTGGCCGACACAACCCTCTTTATGGAGCCCTTGCTGACAATGTGCTGAATCAGCTCGGGCGGGGCCGCGTCATTCGCACTTGCGACCCTTACAGTATTTTCAGCCCACAGTACACCACGCGAGCTACCAATCAATTGCCTTTCGATGAGGCTGGGTATCGCGCATATCATGCATACCATTATGGCATGACCAGCGCCCAGGAGGTCGCAATTATCCAGGAATTGCGCTCCACCCGGA